CGGGCGAACCATGCGTTCATTGTAATAACTGTATCTGGTGATAGTTCGTTTCCGCTTAATATTTGTGATGCTCTTGTTGCAGCGTCATCTGTACCACCACCTTCACCTTCTTTTTTCCAAGCTCTATATCTCTCTGCTTCTGCCCTCATGCCATCTGTAGGCTTAAGGTTTATGTCCGTTCCATTAACATTTGCCATAGTTAATCAGTTTTCTTTTTGCGTGTTTTTTTAGCTCTAGTAGGTGGAGGAGTAGGAGGTGCTTCCTGTCCTATTTCTAAATCTAAATCTTTATCTAATGTAACTCCTAACCCTTGTGCGACATCCTGTTCTCTTGCAATTTCAGAAACAATATCATCATAATCACCGCCATTTGTCTGTGCTATGACTTGTGATTTAGTCATATAGCCAGCTTGTTCTGCTTCTCTATACGCTTTTATCTCTTTAAGAGGATCAACGTAATGTTGTGCTGGTGGAGTCCATCTAGGCTTGCAATATCTCATTGAATTTGCAGAATAATCAGGAAAATCTAATTCTCCTGTTAGTACTGCAAGTTCTATCCACATTTTAAAAACTCTTAGATGAAAGTTTTTAATCATGTACTTTTGACAGAAGCTCCAATGTTGTCTGTCTTCTAACAAGCTAAGTCTTGAACTTGAATAGTTAGTTTCTGAAAAGTCTTTACTTATAGTCTCAAAACTACAACCTATTCCAGTTGCAAAACGTCTAATTTTGTTTTTGACAAACATCTCATACTGCTGAGATGGGTAGTCAATGTCAGGAACATTTACAGATTCATTTGGCATTAGATACCTAAATGTACCCGGCTCAAAGTTTTGTATTCTCTGTGCATTTTGTACATCATCACCTATTAATTCACCCTGATCGTTTTGTATGAATCCCATGATGCTTGCACCAGCCCTAGCTCGTATAACAGCAGCCTCCTCATATCCCTGTAATTGGTGCATATCATTCATCACACTATGAAACCAAGGCACACCTCTGTTCTGGCCGGGTCGTTCTGGCATAAACAGATGAATAATCTCAGAAGCGTTGATAAAGATATGCAATGACTGTTTATTTGCATAATCTAAGTAATACGCATCTCCGGGATGTTTCTTAAGAATTGCATACCTTTGTGGTCTGCCCCATTCATCAACCTCTACTCCATTCCTCCACTCATTACCTTTGGTAAGTGTCTTGCCATCGTATTCTTCGTCTAACAAATCACTTTCAATTAGTTGCAATGCAAGAGGTATTTTAGAATCGCCAAACTGTTGTTTAACCACTCTAAATATTGCTTCTCCTGACTCACACAATGCACCAGCAGCTAACCACTCAAACTCGTGAAAACTATATTTACCAGCGCAATCACAGCTATCAGCACTTGTCCATTCTGACCATTTCTCCTCAATCATATTGTTTATTCTCTGATCTCTTTTGCCACCTCTTTGCTGTAATACAAGTGATTGAAACTTCATACCTGTGCCAACAATATTTATTTGTGTTGTACGCTTTGCTTGTCTAGCATAAGGATTGTTTCTGACTAATTCTCTTGATCTATCTCTTAGCTTACGCAAACTATTCCGTATTTCGGCATCGGCACTTAACTGGCTACTCATCCAATCGGAAGTAAGCCTAGAAACTAATGCACCTTGATATGCTCTTTTTAAACTGCCAAGCGGTGTAGCTTTTCTGCCAAACCCAAGAACTCTTTTTACTGTGTTGGCGATGTTAGATCGTATTCCCATTAGTATGCCTCGTTAAAACGAACAAATGTAGCTCTTGGATTACCAAGACCATTATCAATCATTTCTGCTTGTTTTTCTCTAACAAGCTCTGCTTTGTATCTAGCCTCTAACATAATTAACTCAGATAACTCATATTTCTTTGCTGTTCTTGTTCCTATTTTATATTCCTGTACAGCACCGCCACTAATAATATTTCTTATTGCTGTTTGTATTACTTCTAAGTCTTTTTCTACCTGTGATCTACCATCAAATCCTTGTGGTGTTCCAGAATAAGATAATGCTTCTAATACTTTAAAACTTCCTGTATAAAGAGTTTGTTTTTGCGCTCCTGATTTATTTGCAACGGCTTGGTAATACCAATCCCCTGCCGAAAAAGCCTCTGTAACATTACTAGCAATCTCAAATTTAAAACCATCGTTATAAGCAGCACTATTAATTGTTGCTCCTAATGGCCCTAAATTTGTTCTTAAATAATATACAACCGACCAATCTGGACTGCTTATACTGTTTCCGTAGAAGTCTTGACTCGCTGGAATGTTCCATTGAATAAAATCTCCTGCTCGT